GAACAGGTAATTCCTGACGACATGTTTGATTGGACAGATACCCGCCGCTGGTCTGGGATTCGTTACGTGCGCAAAGGGTGGCTGGCTTGGTCGGATTGGACACAGGTTGTGGATGCTCCACTATCAGATGAAGAACGTGCAGCATGGCAACAGTACCGTAAAGAATTGCGTGATGTGCCAGATGCCGATAGCCCAGAAGATGTCAAGGTGCCTAAGCCGCCGTTCGGGTTCCTACCTCCGTTCCCGTAAGGGCTGTCATGCCAACAGCATATTCTTCTGCGTCGTTCGGATACAATGCCGATAACCTAACCTATGTTGGGGCACAGTTCTTTTCTGCCGCCGCCACTGGTTCTGGGTTGGGCAGCGGCAGTACCCAGCACCTAAGGACAGCCATTGTTTCTGGTTCAACTGCTGGTGTTGGAAGTTCTAGTTCGGCTTCACACAAAACTGTTTCCCGTGACGGTTCGGCAACTGGTTCTAGTTCGGATGGGAACACAACGTTACATGGTCATGTGCGCTCCGCCACCGCTAGTGGCGGTGCGTCAACTGGTGATCTTGCAGAATATTTGAGAACAACATTTGCGTCGGCAACAACGCAAGGTGTTGGTAGTTCGACTATACAGTTCTCACGTTTATTCAAACGGACTGCTTACAGCGCGGCAACTTCAAGTTTCGATATTGCCAGTTATGCTTCCATTTTCAGGTTCGGCGTTTCCCCTGCGACGGCAACATACGATAAGGCGCGTTGGGTTTCTCGTGGCACTAAACTTGATTCCCAAATTGTTGTTCCTCCTTATAGGCTAGGGAACGCTAGGCCGTACACAATACGAAGGTGAGTTGTGGAACTAAACGAATTGTTGTTGGAACGCGAGTGGCGTTCCTGCAAAGGTGGCGACACTTTAGAAGAACAGGTACAAGGGTTCTTTTATTTTTGTGAGAACTATTGGTTTATCCGTCACCCTGAGCGGGGACGGATTCTGTTTGAGTTGCGTGAAGCCCAGCAGGAAACGATCATGTCTTGGCACACAAACCGTTACAATGTTGTCTTGAAGGCCCGACAGATCGGGTTCTCTACGTTGGCTGCCGCCTATTCGTTTTGGCTTGTGTTTTTTTGGTCTGACAGATTTATTGTTATGCTGTCTAGGACGGAACGCGAGGCTGCGAAACTGTTACAGAAATCTAAGTACGGTTACCGTTGGTTGCCTCATTGGATGAAGGAACGTGGCCCTGTTCAGATCACGGACCACCAGTTGAAGATGGTGTTCGACAACGAGTCCGCTATTGAATCATTGCCTTCCAGCAATGATCCTGCTCGTGGCGAATCGGTGTATCTTGTTATTGTGGACGAGATGGCATTCTTGTCCAACCCTGAGGAAGCGTGGGCTTCAATTGAACCTATTGCCGATGTCGGTGGTCGAATCATTTGTTTGTCTACGGCAAACGGTTCAGGCAACTTCTTCCACCAGATGTGGGTTGGTTCCCAAACGGGAACCAACTTGTTCAAAGGTTTGTTTTTCCCGTGGTCTGCTGGCGACCGTAATGATTCATGGTACGAGGTCAAATCGAAGAACACTCCGATCTGGCAGTTGCATCAGGAGTATCCGAGGTCACCTGAGGAAGCGTTCATCAAATCAGGTAACCCTGTGTTTGATATCGGAATGTTGGAACGGCTAGAAATTGTTGAACCCAAGATCGGTGATCTTGTGTTCGGACAGGAGCAGGCCACAAGTCTCGTTGCTGCCAGCGAGGGGCCGTTCAGTGTTTGGCGTGAACCAGAACATGAGGGTGCGTATGTGGTGGGGGCTGACGTTGCAGAGGGTTTATCTTATGGCGACTATAGTTCTGCCCATGTGATTGATGCTACGACTGGTTCTGTGGTCGCTCATTGGCATGGCCATATTGAACCAGATTTGTTTGGTGCTTTGTTGGCCGAGTTGGGTTGGTGGTACAACAATGCGTTGGTTGGTGTTGAAAACAACAACCACGGGTTGACAACGTTGAAAGCGTTGCAACGTTACGGGTACACAAACATTTACCGTCAACGCAGGTTGAATAAGGTCCGTGCGAAGCAGACGGATGTTTTAGGTTGGCGTACTAGTTCGACTACGAAACCGTTGATGATTGACGAATTGTCTGCTGTTCTCAGGTCTGAGGAACTGGACGTTTATTGTTCTAGGACTGTGGCAGAGTTGCGAACGTTTGTTCGGAAACAGAACGGCAAGATGGCTGGTTCGCCTCACGATGACCGTGTGATTTCGTTGGCTATCGCCAATCAGATGTTGAAATATGTTTGGTTGCCCGAGTATGACGCTGGGCAACCGATCCCGACGAACAGCCTGTTGTGGTGGGAACAGTTCATTATGACTGAACAAGCACCGTCAAAGGCTCCGTTGGGTGCGTTCAACGTGCGCAATGATTCCCATTTGAGTTAGAACGGGAGAGTTTATTGTGATGGGAAGTTTAGTTTGTGAGAATTGTGGAAAAACGTTTACGTTTGATGTGATCCCGCGTCGTGGCGCGATCTGTTTCAAATGTCACGTTGGGACGGTGAACCTCGGTTTCACCTATGGGCGGGACAATTTTCATGGTCCAACAATAAAGGAACGGGAACGGGACATTTTGAAGAACGCCGAGGCCAACGGTGTTGTGCCTGAATATGTGGGGAACAAGTGATCTGATATGCCAACATGGGCTGCTATTGTTATCGCCGTTCTTGCGCCGAGCGGTGTGCTAGTGTCGTTGATTGAACGAACAAGGCGGGAGAACAATAGGGACCATGATCGCAACGCTGGCCTTCTTAGACAGATTGATACGAAGGTTGATAAGATTGATGGAAGATTGGATGACCACATTACTTGGCATCTGGACCGCAAGGAGAACTAATGAACTACTCAGACGCAATACGCCGTGCCACAGCCACGTTTGTGGCAGGTGCAACCGCAGCACCTCTAACATCAGCGATGTTTGACATTTCCTTCTTCAAGGCTTCCGCTATCGCTGGTGCGATTGCGGTATGGAACTTTGCTGCACGTAGCGCAGAGGTTTGGTTGAAGTCCTGATGGCACGCCCAGCGCACTCTGATCTTCTAGCCAAGTACCGTAAAAAGATTACGGCATCTAAGCGTTGGCGACGCGAGGAACATTACGATGATACGTGGCGACGGCTGATAGATTTGTACCGTGGCCGTCAATACGATCATTACGCTGACGAGGATCGGGTTCTGGTCAACTTGGCGTTTTCCACAATCAACGTGATTGCCCCGTCAATTGCAGTGAATTATCCGAAGATTGCGGTCAACGCAGTCAACCCTGATAATGCTGCTAACGCTGTGATTGCTGAAGCGGTTGTCAACTACTGGTGGAGACATCGCGATTTCAAACATCATTTCCGCCGAGCGGTAAAAGATTTTTTGATCGTCGGTCACGGCTGGCTGAAAGTTGGTTACCGCTATGTTGAAGAAGAACGAGTCGGAGAACACGAGGACATATCTGATCCGAACGTTGAAGATAATTCTGCTAGCACTACTCTAGTTGTATTGCAAGATGAACCGTTTGTCGAACGGGTTTCCCCGTTCGACATATTCATTGACCCTGATGCAACAAACATGTATGACGCTAAGTGGATTTGTCATCGTGTACGTCGCACAGTGAACGATGTCAAGACCGATAAGCGTTATGCCCCTAGCGTCCGACAGGACGTTGGAGCGGTCACATACGCCCGTTACACTGATGATCCTTCGTCCCGTAAAATCTATGACAAGGACGAAGGCTACGCCGATGTCTACGAGTTTTATGATTTGAAAAATAATACGGTCAGCGTGTTCTGCGATTCGGGTGAAGGGTTCCTAATCAAACCGAAGCAGTTGCCGTACTCGTTCGGTCATCCTTTCGTGATGCTCAGAAACTATGATGTGCCTGACGCTTTCTATCCGATTGGTGAACTAGAAGCAATTGAACCGTTGCAACGCGAGTTGAATGAGACTCGTTCCCAGATGATGAATCATCGTAAAAGGTTTGCACGGAAATATTTGTTCCGTGAAACAAACTTTGATTCGAATGGTCGCGCAGCGTTAGAATCTGATGACGATAACGTTATGGTCCCTGTGTCTGGTGACACTCCGCTCGGCGATGTGGTCGCTCCGTTCCCTGCTCTAATCAACCCTCCAGAGTTCTATAACCAGTCGGAGTTGATTCGTACCGATATCGAATTGGTATCTGGTGTGACAGAGTTTATGCGTGGCGGCGTGTCGGAAATCCGACGCACCGCCACGGAAGCCGCATTGATTCAGGATGCACAGAACGCTAGGACCGCAGACAAGTTGGCTGTTATTGAAACAACTGTTGCCGAGGTTGGTCGCCGTATCCTGCTGCTGGCACAGCAGTATATGGGTGGTGAACAGGTGGCACGTATCACGGCCCGTGACGGTGAACCTATGTGGGTCACGTTTGATCGGGAATATTTGTCTGGCGATTTCGATTTCGATGTGGCGGCTGGTTCTACTCAGCCGACTAATGAAGCGTACCGTCGTCAGTCTGCTATGCAGATGGTTGATGCTATGGCCCCGTTTGTTTCTGCTGGGATAATTGATGTGGCCAAGTTGGGGGCTTACGTGTTGCAATACGGGTTCAATGTGAAGAACCCTGAAATGTTCATGACGCAACCTGAGCAGCCCACAGCAGAGATGATGCCACCACAGCAGCAGCCTCCTATGCCTCCTGTGCCGATGCAGCAGGCTGCCCCGATGATTGGTCCTCCGCCTCAGCCACAGATGGGTGCTGGTGGGGAAATCCCTCCAGAGTTGTTGGCCATGTTGATGGCTGGTGGCGATATGGGTGGCGGCGCACCGCCTCCCATGATGTGATTTAGAACGCTGTTTTCTACTATAGAGCAACCTTTTCGGACTCTAGAATAGGAGACATTCGTGTCAGATAATATTGATGCTGTTGTTGATAGTCCTGCGGTAGAATCGGGGGACACCGAAGCGCCAGCAGTGGTGGAGGAAACTCCGTCTTACGAGTATGTGGACCCTAGTGCTTTCGATGGGAAGTATGTGAAGGTCAAGGTTGATGGGGAAGATGTTGATGTCCCTTTCAATGAGGCCATTCAAGGGTATCAGCGTCAGGCTGATTATACTCGCAAGACTCAGGAACTTTCGTCACAACGGGAGCAGTTGCAATTCGCACAGACTTTGCAGCAAGCACTGTCGGATGGTGCAAGCGTTGGAAACTAATCCTCAGTCCACTATTGAACTGTTGACACGCCATTATGGTGTTGCGGCAGCAAATCAGATGGTGGCGGATGCTGGTGTTACACAGCCTGAGGTTCCCCAGTTCGATGATCCTTTGGAGCAGCGACTGTGGGAAACCGAGCAGCGTATCAACCAGTATGAACAGGACCGTGCCAACGAACAGTTGCAGCGTGAGATTGGGCGGCTTCGAGGCACATACGAGGATTTCGACCCTCAGGAAGTTGTCCGTGAGGCTCTGCGTAGGGGCACCACGGATTTGGAAGGCACATATAAGCAGGTTGCTTATGACAGGGTGATTCAAAGGTTGCAGGCACAGCAAGCAGCCCAACAGGTCACTACTGCCAACGAGCAGGCTGTGGTTGATGCGAAGCGTGACGCTGGATTCGTTCAGGGTGGTGCAAGCGCCAATGGGCCTACTGCTATTCCTCAGGGGCGGATTTCTAGTGTGGCTGACGCTTGGGCGGCAGCCAAACAACAAATTGGCATTTAGTTTTCTACTCTAGAACTGAGGTAACAACATGGCTGGAAATACCAGTTTCGATTCACTTTTGTCCACTACTCTCGCTAATTATCGGGATCAGTTGACTGACAACATTTTTACTGCCCGTCCGCTGACGAACCATCTCATGGAGAAGGGTCGTGTGCGGATGCTGGATGGTGGCACCAAGATTGTGGAGCCGCTCATTTACGGTCAGAACAGCACCGTGGGTTCATACGCTGGGTATGACACGATTTCGCTGACCGCTCAGGAAGGCATTTCGGCTGCCGAGTTCGAATGGAAGCAGTATGCTGCTTCCATCGCAATCTCTGGCATCGAGGAAGCAAAGAACAATGGTGAGGCTGCTATCGTGAACCTCCTTGAAGCCAAGATCATGCAGGCTGAAGAGTCGATGCGTGAAAGTTTCAACCAGATGTTTTTTGCAGATGGCACGGGCAACAGCGGCAAGGACTGGCTTGGTCTGGACGCGCTGATCGCTGACGACAACACGGTTGGTGGCATTGATCGTACCGCTTCGGGCAACGATTTCTGGCAGTCATATGTTGAGGGTACCGCTGGTGCGCTAACTCTCGCAGATATGGCTACCGCCTACAACAGTGTTTCGGTTGGCAACGATCATCCCGACATGGTGCTCACTACTCAGACCCTGTTTGAGAAGTATGAGTCTCTGCTTCAACCGCAGTTGCGGTACACGGATGCTAAGACGGCGGATGCTGGTTTCCAGAACCTGCTGTTCAAGGCTGCTCCTGTGGTTTATGATGTTCACGCTCCTTCTGGGACGATGTTCTTCATCAACTCGAAGTACCTGACTCTGGTTGGCCACTCGGGTAAGTGGTTCTCGCAGACCGAGTTTGTTCGGCCTGAGAACCTTGATGCCCGTTATGCGCTCATCATGTGCTACGGCAACCTGACGATCCGCAATGCTGCAAAGCAGGGCCGTCTGGACGCACGTACCGCCTGAGTGATCTGGCGGTTTGGGGGGTGGGGCCTTGCTGGCCTCACCCCCCCTTACGGTTTATTGCAATAGTTT